ACCGGTTTTCAAAACAATAGTCAACTCATGTTCTTTATATTTTATAAGTAGAAATAACTCCGATAAGTTCTTCTTTTTAGCTCCCAATGCACCACCTAAAAGTAATCCAATACCACCGGTTAATGCTCCGCCAATTAAAGCACCGGCAACAGTTTTACCTGCCGATCGGCTAGCAGCTTTTTCAAAAGACACGTTTAAAATATTCTCTTTATGAATTCTAATCCCTTTGCCATTAGCCATAAATCCACGAGGATCTAAATCCAAAAAACCCCTAACCTTATTTATAGTAATGTTTGCATTCTGAGGTTTATCCCATTCAGGGTGACCTCCTAAGTACTCGATTTCATACGGCATAATTTTTACTTTAAAATAGTTGATAAATAATAGATAATAAAGAAGATGACCAGAATGACAATCCCGATCAATGGTTGGTAAATATATCGTTGTTTGTTAAACCTCATAATTAATAAATTTCACTTTACCCTTATGCAATTCATGCATAGACAATATCTTTTCCGTGCTTTTCACCACTAGCTGAAGCTTAGGTGTCTCATCTGTATCTGATCCTGAATAAGCATTTTTAAGGTTACAATAAAGCAATAAGTTACGTAGTAAAGTATGCTGTTTTTCAATACTATCAAACCGTTTCCAAAGATTATCTATAATCACAGCTACGTATTTATCTGCAGTAATTATCAGATACTTTTCAGAGATAAGCTTTTCAAGTTCACTAATAACAGAAGAAATATTCGTTTTTTTCATGACATACAATTTTAGATTTCACTCTACAAAGATATAAAATTATTAATAAAAAAAATCCCCTGCATATTTTGCATGGGATTCTATTAGTTTTTGTCATGTGCTCTGCGCCATCTATCGCGCATTGCAGTTGCAAGATCATCTTTACTGTCTTTTTCTACCAGAAAAATAAAGAAATCCAATTCGACAGATAGTTTTATAAGCATTTCAATACTCAACCACTTACCGGATTCTATCTTTGAAATAGTGGCCTTTCCAATACCAAGCTGTTCGGCCAGTTGTTCTTGTGTGATTCCCTTTTCTTTACGGAAATCGAGTAGCCAGCCGCCAATTACTTGGCGGACTTGAGCTACATATTCAGGATTAATTTGTTTCATAAAATTGCGACTTCTTGTTCTTTGATTATTTGATACATTGACTTTTTGCTATTGGTTGTAAACCAAACTGACATGTCTGTATTTACTTGCACAAATGCTTTTTTATTTTCAACTGGCATTCCGAAATCTCCAAAAAAATCAGCGTATAAAGAAACTGGTATTTCGCCAAAGTAAGTGACTGATTTACGACTAACTGACCAACTTGCATTTAATTGAACTTCGATCCCACGAATAGAAATTGTCATTGATTCAGGATTTTCAGCAACTACTTGTTTTGCAACTTCACTTCTGACTTCTGATTTTGTGCCTACTGTTGAAGTTCTGTGGTCACCTTTTACTAATTGATTGATTTGAGTTTTCATAAGATTTAGCAGAGTTTAAAGACCTGCACCGGTCTGTTATTGTTTTTGTATGGCACAAAGATACAGCGAATGTTTCATAGATATGCCACATTATTAGTTAAATGTTTCAAAACCATGAAACATTTAACTAATTCATAAAAATAAAGCTGCCGAACTTCACAGCCCAGGCAGCTTATCAAAATAATCATTTAAAACAATAATATATAATTACGCAAGATTTTTCTGTGTTCCGCTTCCGTGATCCAGGGTGACCAGTATTGTATTCCGGTATCTGAGTTCCACGTCAGGATAACCGTTGTACCTGAGCATTGTTTGGATTGGATCTAATAGGTTCTGACGGTCTACCCAAGAATTGGCGATATTGACCAAAAACGCTTCACGAATATTAGATCCCCCTTGGTTACCGGCATACGTTCCTCCGGGCATACCGGCGCCAAGCACGTTCGGGTTAATCATCAGGGCAAACATGATTTCAGAGTTTGCAGCTGCACTGGTCACTAATTTGTCACCCTCTTTCGATTTATTATCCAATGCCGTGATTTTCCATTCTTCCTCTACTTTCCCCTGATCATTCACAGAATAGTGTGTAAACAACGGTTTTTCTGCATTTTCAGCTCCAAGAAGATTTTTTTCAATATCTTCCATATACAGGTCAATGGCAGCCATACGATCTTCCGGTTTATCAAATTCACCTTCAGGGAACTTCTTATCCCAAAATGAATAAGGGATCTGTATATGCCATTTCCATGTTGCTTGGTTCTTGTACACTTTCTTCAGGTAAGCCGGTACCGACTTAGCAATATCAATCCAACCGGCCAGATAAGCACTTAACCATATAGGTTCCGAGTAGGTATCTCGGTTACTCCAGCTATCACGAACCATCATAATCATGTTCTGAAGGTTCTTTTTTTCATACCGGCGAATATCTAAATCCATATCAGGATCATACTCAAGCAAAACATCGAAAACAGAAAAATCTTCTTTACCAGGTGTGTCCGGAAACTTACCCGATACAACCAACTGTTCAAATGCATTTGCATCTCGTTGCGTTAGCCTCCAAAAGTATGCATTTATGGTGTTCAACCCAACTATCTGACTACCATCTATATTTGGTATCAACTGCACAGCTGCAGCGCCAAATTTAAAGTAATCGCGTCCACAGTTTTCCATATAGTTACGGAACATTCGACGTTTACTGTAAAGTAGCTGCTGCACTGCAGGATCTTTATATGGTGAAAGTACCTCATTTCCATCAGCATCGAACCCATCTACCTGAGCTGCATAAATTCCTTGTCCTATCGTAAAGTTACGGATAAACTTTAGCCCTGAGTTAAGTACGCTGGTAGAACTAATTATCTTATCTGCCCATTGCGGAAAATCATTATTTGCTGCCCACGAAAGAAGCTTTTTACCTTCAATAGATGTAAAATCCTGATCTATCTTTGTATCAACAACTTTAATCAATGCTTTTTTTTCCTCTGGAGTTATTCCCTGAGGAGCGCCATTAGTCACAGCAAAATAACTTGTCGACGATACCATTAAGGGCGTACCCTTTTTATTATAAATTATATCCATATATTTAAAGAATTACTTCCATTCCATTGTATTGTATGATATTGTCAATTCCAACCGGATAAACATGATCCAGTAAATCACCATTCTCTTTACAGGGTTGAATGCCACGTTGTCGCGCTATACTCATATCGTATCTCAATCCACGACAAACAGCCAATGGAAAGAAGTGAACTTTACCCGATTTGTCCACAAACTTGATATTAAATATCATTCGGTTACCATTCGGAAGCCATTTAATATCTAACTCTTTGAGCATCATATTACGCCGTATTTTTGTAGGTTTTTGTGCCATTAATTAAAACTTTCATCAAATTGGTTAGAGAATATTCTCGGTTTATTAAAGGCCTTATAGTTGGTTTTAAACTGGTTGTTTTGTGCAAATCTATAGCTAAAGCTTACCTCTTTCAGTTCATCGTCTCGATCAATATCAGTAAAGGTTTCTTCAGTAATCACTATATCCTGAAATCCATGTTGATCAAGTAAACAGACCTGACTTGAATTAAGAAGATCTTCCAATACTTCAATATCTTCAGCGGATACATATCCGCTCGAAACAGTAATTTTATTTTCCAGGTCACGACTAACGCTCACACGCTTTTTATTGACATCACCAAATTGACGGGTCCATTTCCGTTCAGACTTTTCATCACCTATACAAGTAAATGATTCCTGAGCACCAAAGCAATTTCGGAATACAAATGTTTTTTGCGATGGATAATTCCTTTCGTCCATCGTGAATCTTATAATTGAATCAGCTGAAGTATATAAATTGTAATAGATCAGATCCATTTCAGCGCATTCGATAGCAGTAGCAATTACTGAAGGAGAAGCATTAATCCGGTAAAACTTAGTAGCATCTGGAAGTGTACTAAACTCAATCGTTTTCGAAAGGTCAGCCGTAGTACTACGATATACAGCATAGAGTTGTACGGCAGATCCACCATAAAAAGAGATCCACTCCTTTCGGCCGAACGCAGTAGTTTTATTAATAGACCTAGATAGCGGAATGCTCAGAAACATATCTTCCGGAATCGATCCAGAGAAATCAACAATACTAGGGTAAATCGTTACATTTTTCACTACCGGATTAATGGCATCCTTTTCAAGTAGCGAAATAGTAATGACAATCGCTTCACCATCAATTCCATTTGCAGTTGCAAAATCATTTGCAGAAAAGTAAACCATTGCCAAATCACCAATATCCATTATCCGAATCGTACCGTCAGGATCCGGAATATACTTTTCCTCCAAAACAGCATTACTTCCAACAGATATAGTAGCCAGTACATAGCCGGTTACACTGCTGAATATAATGTCGCCATACTCCGCGCTTAATCCTGAATTTGGAAATCTTATTTCTACCATAGTCATAACTTTACGATACAAATTTCCATAAAAAATGAGGGAGAGAAAAGGACATAAAAAAAGCCCAAACTTTTCAGTTGGGCGGTCAAACAACATAAATTTTAATTTTCATATCTACCCTTCGCGGGTGTTTTCCGCATTTTTGCTACTTTTTGGCGGGTCAAAAAGTAGTCGACACACACCAAACCACCCTTATTTAGGTGGTTTACGTGCTGTTATACGAACTTACAAAAGCAAGTCGACAGATTCAAACAATGTATCTAAAGTGGTCTGTATGGGTTTTATTTGCTTTATTTCGATAGGCTGAATTTTTACATCTATATTTTCAATTCTCGAAAGGTCTATTTCTCTAATATAGGGCGTAAAATAAAGAGGATGAAGTTTCACTTCCCACCGTCTCCACTCTAACATTCTTAAACTATCCATGTGCGAAACAACCCCATTTAAACCATTTAAACATAAATTAATAACAGTCATTTGGCAACATTGTAAATCAATATCAGCACCATAGAACTCTAAACAACGGTTAATCTTTGCAGCTGCTAATAGCATACGACCCGAACCACAACAACAATCATTTACAGATTTTCCGTTTTCATACGGTCCAGTAAATTGAGACATCATATCACAAAGGCACTGAGGAGTAAAAAACTGCCCTTGTCGCTCATTGCTCAATATCTCCATAAAATAATCACCCAAACAATCTTTCAATCCTTCGCCGTGATTATCCATATCAATAACCAAATATCCAAAAGCATGGGAAAAGTGCAACATTTCATCGGATGTATACTTCTTTGCAGTTTTTAAATATTCATCCTCTTTACCTTTCATAGATAGAGCACACACGGAAAAAGTAAGGAAATCACAAAAAGCAGTACCCCTCCCCATCCTTCGCCCTGCGTGCTCTATATGTTTTATAAAACTCATGCAACCTCTAAATTTAAACCATCCAATAAAACCATTAAAGCAGGTTTCTTGCTTTGCATATCGGTCAATATTTCAGTAGCTGAATTTTTAGAAATCACAATTTTATTTTTGTGTAGTTCTACTTTCACCATATCCCCAACTTCAAAACCAAACTTTTTTAAATAATCTCCTTTCAAGTTGATGCCAGGTGCATACTTTTTACCTTGTGGCATTCTGCAAACTGTAAGAATTTTTTCGCTCATGCTGCTGCCCTCCTTTCATGAACTTGCAATGCGGAGAATACAAAACAAATAGGGTAAAAATCTGCTGCATCTTCCTCGCTTTCGGTTGCTTCTGTAGTCGCTTCGGGTTTTCCTATCGCTTTAGGTTTACCCCACAATAAAAGTGCGTGTTCGCCTTTTATTACACTTTTGCCCTCTTGATTCCATTGTTTTAGGGTTTTTAAATCCTTATGCCCTTGTTCAGAGTATAAAGCCGTTAAACCCTCGTTAATGGTTGATATTTCGCCAATATCAACGAGTTTTTTAAATGGTTTCGATAGTTCTTTTAGTTCGCTGCGCTTTGCTCTCATTGCTTCCAACTGCGCTTCAGTCGGTTTGCGTTTATCGGAATTATTCATAACTTTGTAGTGCGTAAAATTATTACTGTTAATACAATTAATTGTTTTGAATCCCTGCAAGTTTGCCGACCTGCAGGGATTTTTTTTGTTAGGCTGCGAATTGTTTTTTTATTTCCTCTTCAATTTCGGTGATGGCTTCGTCAAATTCTTCTTTCCAAAAACCAATTAATTTACCTATCGTTTTAGGCGATGAACTTTTAAACTCTTCACCGTTGGCATCTGTCACAACAATTTGAGCGTTTTCGCTTTCATGCTTAATTCTGAACGTGTCAAGCGATGACCGTTTAGCGGTTAACTTGGTATGCTTTTCATCTAGTAAGTGAATAATAGTTGCACGGTTTTTCAACTCTTGAAGTGTTGGCTCTTTTTTTACAACCGTTTCAGGTTTCACTTCATCTGTTTTTTGTACGTCGTTGGCAGTTGGCTTATTTTTGCCACCTTCCGAAATCATTAAAACTGGTTTTTTTTCTTCTACCACTTTTAAAGCAGTGTTTCCTTTTACTTGTGTCATTGCGTAAAATTTTAAATATTAATAATGTTTAATTAAAATGACATTGCTGTGTCATTTGGTAGTACAAATATACAAAAAAAATCAATACAAACAACATTATATGACTGTATATCAATATATTAAATCAATACACAAACAAAAAAGTAACCTTATTATTTACAAATAGCATCAAAAAACTAACTGAAAAATATTTTTCATGTTCGGATTCAAAAATCAAAATATAATTCGAAACTAAAAAGCTATATAAGCCAAAAAAAAAACGAAACACTAAAAAATCTTAATAAATTACTATTTATTTAACAATCAGTTCTTTAAATTCTCCAAATCCCTGCGACATTGTCGCAATGTTTGACAACAAACCCCACCCCGCCCTGTGGCTCGGAGCACGGAAAACCGCACGTTTTTAAGGAAATATGACAGGCATGTGTTAATAAAAAGCAGTCTTATAGGCGAAAAGCAGTCCTATATCGCACATTTAAGTATTTGTCGCACAAATACTGATGACAATCGCACATTACTCTTTCAATTGCTCCGGCGCGAGAGCAATTGAATGTGTAATGACAATGAAATAGCACAATGAAATGATTTGATTGTGCGACTACCTAAAACCGTGGGGCTACGAAGGAGGAACCCTTCTTTAGTTGTTGACCGTACTTAGTCCATATACGTTTGTCGACAGCATCACCGAAGTGTGTTGCTTCTTCAGGTAGTACAGAAGTGCGAGCCTCGCTCTTCTTATCCTTTTCAAACGTTCCATTAATCTTCTGAGTAACAGAAGTATTGTTCATTGATATGAGCGTGTACTTGCAACGTGCACCATTGAACCGCTTCTTGGGTAGCTTTGGTTCTGTTTCGTGCAACAGGTAACGCCACAGCAGATACTTCTCGTTCTGTGGTGGTTCTTTGCCCGGGTGCTTACGAATGGTTACTTTCCACTTATGCTTTTGCAACCGTGATATAGCATGTTGATTGTATGTTTTCTTACTGTTAGCCAGCTTTAGATCTCCATAAGTATCAACAGTGAATATAACTTCTTTCTTTTTGTGATAACGATAGTAATCACAGAAGTTATCCATTAATGCATTGATCATCGTATCAGGGTTATCATCAGGCTTTACATAGAACTCATTGATATTGTTGTCAGTCAGTTGTATCAGTCCTGTAACGAAATCGAACATACGTTCCTGGGCAACTTCAATAAGCGATATCTTAGTACCCCAATCGGGTGTTATCTCAATAGGTCGGTTCGGATCACAGTCGGCATCATACAATGAGTTGCGTTTCTGCAGCTCTTTCCAATCAAAGTCATTGTTATCAGCTAATCCGCGAATGAAGTCATCGTTATCGGCCTTATAATACACATGGCGTTCGTCAATGGCATAATAACAGTCGGTTACTTTGTCAATGTAGTAGTTCAGAATCTCGATCATAAACGTAACCATGTCCATTACCTGGTACATCTTGGTTATGTATGAGAATCCAATGTTATAGATATTATCGAAAGCATTAGAT